CCGGGATTTTGTTTCGCGGAGGGGTACCGCGCTGTCAGTTAACGTCGTGCAGGGACGGGATTATGCTCAGCCAACGTCTTGGCTACTGGTGGGTGGGGCGGATGTCGCACTCCGGGTGTCGAACGATCCCATACCGGTGAAGATATCAGGCTCGGACTCGGCTCGCCTCTCCTGGCGGTTCTTGCGCCGGACCGCTCTCGACACTTTCGAGAGGTCCTTGGCCAGCTCTTTGGAGAGCTTCTCGACTTCCTTCCTCTTGGCGACGCACACTGGATGGTCTGTGGCGGTCGCGTGCTCGGGTGGTGGTGGGAGTTCTGCTGGTGTGGTGGTCGGTGGTGGTGTCATCGGGCTGAATGGGTCCACGGTGGGTCGTTTGATGGTGACGACGTTCTGGATGCGATGGGGCGGGCCAGCGAGGAAATCCTCCCAGTCGGTGACGGAAAGGAACCAGCTGACGAGCACGGATGGTGGCAGTCCCGTGCGCATCTCGAAGTAGTTGTCCGCGTTCTCAAGCTGGGGCCAACCACCATGGCCTGCGTTTTGGCGCAGATACCATGGAGTGTCCACAGAGAGAAGATCACCTGTCTTGTTGGTGATACGGCGGATGACTGAGTAGCCAACCGTGAACAGGGTCATAGCAGGATCGAGTTCTGCCATGCCACGCCATTTGTCAGCGGCGAGTTGTTGTGTGCCGCGCGATGGGTCGCCGAAACTCATGGAGATCTTTCTCATGAGTCGGACCGGGTCTTGATAGGAACCTTGCTCACCGAACCAGGCTGCTGGGAACCACCTACTGAGGAAAGGAACCTCAGCACCGTAGGGGATCACTTCTGCGACTATCTCATAGCCGAGATCCTTGCCGACACCCTCGATGGTCTCCATGGTGTTACGGGAGACAGAGTCGTCGCCTACGAAGAGCGCGAGATTGGTGTTCTCGTACGCACTCTTGTGGTCCATCCCTTCACGGCGGTGGGCTGCGTAACACATGAAGGCATTTGCCAGTGTGTTGTGAAGGGTGGTGGATGCGGAACCGGAGAGCTGGGAGATGGCCGAGCAGTAGGGCTCGCCACCGTCAGTTCTCGCGGTGCACGTCATCTCGGCCTCATGGAGTTGGAGGATGAGGTCGGCCTGGTCTGGGAGGAGCCGGACACACAACTGATGGATGAGTCGTGCAGCAAGGCGCGCTGATTTTCGGGCGTCCATCTTGCTGAAGTCGGCTGCGGTGATTCTTCGCTGTCCTTCGAGACACTCCACCATCCTCCGCGCCGTTGTTGCTGGTGCGTTGGAGGGGCAGTACCACTTGGTGTTGTTCTTGAGGAAGTTGGAGATGGAGAGGGTAACCGTTCCGTATTGGAGATTCGTTTCTGCCGGGAGAGTGGAGATGTTGCGGGTGGGGCCTGAGTTGACGATGGCCTCCTTCTTGAGGAATGCTTTCACCTTGAAGCCGGTGTTCTTGCAGAGGACCCACGCGCGAGCCATCTCATTCCGGACTCTTTGCAGAGGTCCATCTTGAGAGGCGAGCACATGTTCCAGTGAGAAAGTCATTCCTGTTTTGCCGCTGACAACTTCATCTACGAAGTCGTCCACACTCTTGAGGATGTCTGGAGGGATGGGGAGGTTCGGGTTGCGGACAGAGTCGAGGCGTGCTTCAATGGCGACCAGGTCATTTGATCTTCCTGTGACGGGCGCCGCATCCGGATGGAGACAGAAGTCTGGTCCGATGCGTGTGCCGGTGGCCTTGAAGGGAGCGAGATCATCTTGGCGACTGTCCTCGAGTCTCTGGAGAGCTTGAGGTGGGCGGGTGGTCTGAGGGGTGTTGTTGCCCCATTTCTTGGCCCAGTAGTCGGCGAGGATGAAAGCGGCGAGCTGGAGATCTGCATCTTGAGGGCCTGCTGCAGTCTTGTCGATGGCTTTGATGACAGTGCCGATCGAGAAGGCCTGAGTCTTGGCTCCGTTGTTCTCAAGAGCTGCTCGCACGGCGGCTTCAGTACGCGCAGAGAGGCGTGCACTTGCGTGCATTCCTGTTCTGGCGACGTAGGTGACCGTCTCCTTTCCTGTTCTCTCCGTTCTCATGGCAAAGTCTCCATCCACGTCTTCCTCTCTCGACGCGATGCTCAGCGCGCGACTGTCGCCGCTGCCAGGGAGCCATCTCGGAGTGAGGGTGATGGTGGTGCTTTGCCCCGATCGTTCGGTTTCTTGGGTCCAGCGGGTGAACCAGAATCGAACGCTTCCATTCTGACATCTGAGGGGCTGACTGATCTTGGTGCCTGCCTCAGTTGTTGTCTCGAGACCCATGGGTATGGTGGTCCATGTTCTCTTCCGGTCGTCTCCAGCAGGTTCGAGAGGGTTGAAGGTCGTTCTCCTAAGAGTTCTTCCTGTCAACCATGCGAACACGAGACGGGCGAAACGGCCTTCGGCGAACTCGATGGCACGATCAGGCTTGCGGAGTGCGAGACAGATGTCTCTAGCACGCTTCACAATCCAGATGATGAGGGCGAGTTTTGCCAGACGCCATGATGTTCTGACGCTGGTGCCGAGGAGGTCTTTGATTGGTCGGAGGAATCTAGCCACATGCTGCTGAGCATAGGCAAGGAGACCCTCAACGACGGAGGTGGTGGTGGTAGCAAGGGGAGAAAAGATTTGATTTGAGTTCTGCATGTGCTGAGATCAGATTAGGTTCGGGCGAGTCCAAGCTGGCTCTTGTCCTCCAATTCCGGTTCTTCCGTATAAAGGAGATCACCAACATTCCCCTGGTCCGCAGGACGCCGTGCCTGTGGGGGGGAGAAATGGTTAATGAGGCTTACCACTGCCTTCACGCGCACCCCCTAACCGCTGCTATTATCTTACCAGACTAAGAACCATGTGAAGGACGATATCACAGAAGTTGCAGTAAGATGGTGGTCGCAAATCACCGGCGCACATATCTAGTCGAACCGCTCCAAGGAGCTTTTTCTATCTACACTACTAAAACCATACTATTATGCTAGGCCACTAAAAGATACTTAGGAAAATGCTG